CTCGCCCATATCATACCCCCTTGAATGATAGGATGTTCTATACCTAATAAAGTTGTTATTCTTGTTTTCAATTGTTAATTGTTAAATGTTAGAGTGTAAAAAAGTAGGAATAATTTCCTTTATCCCTACTTTTTCATTAGTCATTTAAGTTTCGCAAGCTCTGTAATCAACTGATTCTCAAAACATTCCCCTACCCCCCCTCAAGGGGGGAGTTAGTAAGTAGTAGAGGTTCAATAAGTTATAGAAGGGAAAATTTCTAATTTAATAAACAAATTAGACCATTTCAACGCCCTTAAAGACACATACTCCGCTCTCGCAACTCACATACTCTGCTCCAAGTATTCGCAGACTATCCTTTGGAGGGGGGTGGGGGGGAGGTTTTTACAAATAATTGTTTATCAGTTACTTGCAATTTTAATAGCAACCTAAAAACAACTTACGAAACTTAAATTAGTCATTATAAAATGTCCTTAATATGCTTTATACTATTGGCTATACTTTCTTTGGCTTCGGAAAAATCACCTTGTCCTATTTTCTTCATCACATTGGTAGCGAAGCCTTTCATCTGGTCAAAAGTAATGTGAGGAGGCATGGCCAAGGTATCGCGATTGGTGTAGATATTGACCAAAGTAGGCCCCTCATGCTCAAAAGCAGCTTTTACAGTGGCTTCCAACTCTTCTGTTTTATGTACCTCATAGCCCTTGATATTCATCAGGTCGGCTATTTTGTCAAAAGGAGGATTGACCATATTGGTCTGCCAATCCAGATAGCCAGAGACTTCCATTTCAAGTTTGACCATGGCAAGCGAACGGTTATTAAATACAAATATCTTTACAGGGTATTGATATTGCATAAGGGTAGCCAAGTCGCCCAAAAGCATCGAGAGTCCCCCGTCGCCACACATAGCCACTACTTGTCTGCCTGGAGAGGCAGCCGCTGCTCCGATAGCCATAGGCAGTGCATTGGCCATAGACCCATGATTGAAAGAACCAGTGAGGTAGCGCTTGCCTGTACCCTTGACAAAACGAGCCGCCCAAACCACATTCATACCTGTATCTACGGTGAAAATAGCGTCCTCCGCGGCATATTTGTCTAAAAGTTTAGCTGCATATTCGGGGTCTATCTGGTCTTCTTCGGTCTTTCTCTTGGTATAATCGTCCAAAGACTTCTCAAGTGACACATATTCCTTGTGGATATCCTTAAGGAAGCTATCATCGCTGCGTGGGGTAAGTTTAGGCAATAGCGCGGCAATGGTATCTTTTACATCGCCTGCAAAACCATAATCCACTTTGGCACGACGGCCGATAATATCAGGGCGCTGATCTATTTGGATGATGGTATTTTTCTTAGGCAAGAACTCGGCATAAGGGAAGTCAGTGCCTAGCATCACAAGTACATCGGACTCGGCACAAGCATCATAGCCAGAGCGATGTCCTAGGAGTCCGTTCATACCTGCTATATAGGGGCTATCGGTACGGTCAAAGAATATTTTCCCGCGGAAAGAAGTTACAATAGGTGCCTTGAGCGTCTCGGCTAGTTGTTCTACTTCACTTACAGCATATTGGCAGCCATGTCCGCAGTAAAGGGTTATTTTCTTGTGCTTGGTGTCGTTCAATACTGCGGCCAACTTATCTAGCTCGCTATCGGAAGGACGTACAACGGGTTTGGCCAAAAAGGTCTGAGTAGCGGTAGGCACTTCTTCCAAATCAGCTCCCGCCACATCGCCAGGTAAGCCCAATACAGCCACTCCTTTTTCGTTGATTGCCGTTTGTATAGCACGCTGCATCATGGTAGTAAACTGCTTAGGCGTGTTGGCCACATATACATATTTGCTACAATCTTGGAATAACAAAAAAGGATTTGTTTCTTGGAACCAGTGGGTACCAAACTTCTGTGTAGCACAAGTACTAGCTATAGCAATGACAGGGTTGCCTGCACGATTGGCATCATAGAGCCCATTGATAAGGTGCACATGTCCAGGGCCTGAGCTTCCCATACAACAGCCTATGCCATTGAGTTCGGCATCCATAGAGGCTGCATAAGCTGCTGATTCTTCGTGACGTACATGTATCCACTCAAGGCGACCATCGCGACGAATGGCATCATTTACAGGGTTAAGGCTATCTCCAGTAATGGCATAAACTCTTTTTACACCTGCTTGTACTAACATTTCGACCAATTGGTCAGATACATTTTTACTCATAATAGGTATTTTAATCTTTTAATTTATGATCAATCATATTTAGAATATGAATAAATAAGATGAGAGGCTAATTCTTAATTTACTCTCTTTCAAGGGCTAATTGCCATTAGCCCCTACACCTGCTCATGCTAATTTTTCGCAAACCATTTCTGTTTGACTATAATTCATTTAAATCAAACGCAAAAGTACGTTTTTAATTTTTCACTTTTGTTTTTTTAAGAACAAATAACAGAACAGTGGCTGG